GCTGTAACCTGGAATATGGTTAATGGTGATAGTTATGGTCGAGGTATGATAGAAGACTATGCTGGAGACTTTGCTAAACTTTCTGCCCTATCACTGGGCTTAGCTAAGTACGAGATGGCTTCTACCAGAGTTATTAACTTGGTATCACCTGGAGCAGCAACTGACGTAGATGCTTTAGCTGAAGCTGAAGATAATGGTTGGGTACAAGGTAACCCAGCTGAGATTCAACCGTATGAGGTTGGTGTCTATCAGAAGATTAAACAGTTGTCCGATGAGTTACAAGTTATATACCAACGTCTAGCATTAGCCTTTATGTACCAAGGTAATACTCGCGATGCTGAAAGGGTAACAGGCTATGAGATACAACAGAATGCTATTGAAGCTGAAAAGGCTTTGGGTGGTGTCTATTCTCAATTATCCGCTGGTTTACACTTACCGCTATCTGCTCTACTTACTAATGATGTAGACCCTGTCATAGTACAAGGAGTATTAAAAGGTAACCTCAAAATTGATGTATTGACTGGTGTAGCCGCTTTAGGGCGCTCATCTGATGTACAGAACTTATTAACTGCTATCCAAGAGCTAGCTGCTATCATTCCAGCAATGATGCAAATATCCCCACGTTTTGATACAGACAGTGTTATCAATACCGTGTTACTTGCTCACAATGTACCCTTAGACAGTGTCTTACTAGACGATGAGGAATTACAGAATAAGATGGACGCAGGTAATGCAGCAGCTGAGGCTGGTGGTATGGGAGCTGGTTTAGGTGATAGTTTAGCCGCACTACAACAAGCTATGTAAAGGAAACAAATGTCAGATATTGAGAACCAAGATAACACACAGGTAGAACATGATGAAGCAGATGCTATTGCAGAAAGTATTATCGCCGATAGTTTGCCCAATACTACGCCTAATGATAAAGCCGCTACTCCTGTTGCGCCAGTACCTAGTAAAGGTAACTTGCCGTTACTAACACCAACAGGTAATGCTACATTAGATGCAGGGCTAGCTGCTATCCAAGCTAAAGCTGGTATTACACAAGCTGACTTCGATAGAGCTACTGCTAAAGCTGTACAGTATGGGGATATTGATTTAATCGATAAAGCATTCCTAATTGAGAAGTTTGGAGCTGATGCTGTACAGATTGAAGCTTTATCCAAAGCAATGATTACTGAACGTATCGCTAACGTAGAACGCGGTAAACAAGCTGCTTATGCAGTGGTTGGTGGTGAAGCTAATTGGCAGGCTGTGGCTACCCAATTTAAAGCTATTGCCCCAGCTGCTCTACAGACAGCTATGCGTAACGCCTTGGATGCAAATCCTGCAGAGGGGGCAGCTGCTGTTCTACAATACGTTCAAGCTATGGCAGGCAATACAGGATTAACTGGCCATGAAGCACGTAACCTTACAGGCGGTCGTTTACCACTTCAATCAGGTGGTGCTAGTGGTACGCCAGCTACTACAGGCGGTGGTATCACTAAAGAGCAGTTTAATCAAGAGTTACAAGGGTTACGTGAAAAGTACCCCAACCAGTCGTTAGAAGGTAAAGGAGCATTAGCTACTGCCTACAAAGAACTAACGTCTCGCAGAACTTATGGCCGACAAATTGGGTTGTAAGGTAGTACCGTAGTAAATATATAACACCCTCATAGGCTTTCGCTTATGGGGGTTTTTTCGTTTCTTTTTTATGAAAGGCTATAATGGCTACTTCAACTTATGATTTAAACCCTACAACCCGTCCTCATTGGGGTGGTGCATCTTCTGATATTGACCAACACATTGAATTGTACGAAGGTGGTGTAGATACCGCTTTTAAATATAATCAAATCTTTGGTTCTTTGTCTACTCAACGCAGTGTAGCCAATCAGTCTAATACTATCCGTATTGACCGTTTGAACAACACCACTGTTAAAGGTCGTAAAGCATTAGAGAGTATCGATGCTTCTAACGTAACTAGCGATAAAATGCTCGTTACTGTGGACACCATGTTGTACATCCGTAACCCTATCGATTACATGGATGACATCACGTCACCTGACGTATGGAATGAAATGGCTGCTAACAATGGTTCAGAATTTGCTGAAACATTTGATACTGCCCATTTAGTACAATTGATTAAAGCTCGTGATTGGGTTGCCCCAGCTCACTTGAAACCAGCCTTCTCTGATGGTATTGAGATTGCAGCTATTGCTAACTTAGCTGCTACTACTCAAGCTGAAGCTGAAGCTGCTGCTGTAGCATTACACGCTGCTCATAAAGCAGGTGTTAATGAGATGATTAAACGTAAAGTACCTTTAGGTGATATGATTACCTTGGTAAGCGTTGACGTATTCTCTGCATTGATTGAACATCCTAAGTTGTTGAGTTTAGACATCTCTGGTGGTGGTAATGGTTCTTATGGTGACCGCCGTGTAACCAAAATGAACGGTGTAACTATCGTTGAATCTACCGCATTCCCTGGTGTTGATGCTACTCCTGTACTTGGTGAAGCCTTTGTAACAACTGCTGAAGATGCTGCTTGTCAAATGGTAACCTTCTCTAAATCTAAGACTTTAGTAACCGTAGAAGCAATGGGCTTCAAGACTAAATTCTGGGATGATAAAAAAGAGATGAAAAATGTATTGGATTGTACTGCTATGTATAACATTGCTTGTCGCCGTCCTGACACTTGTGCTGTAGTATCTATTACAGCTGAAGCACCTGTAACACCACCTGTAACACCATAAGTAACACATAATACCTTAGGGAGACTGTCTAATGACGGTCTCCCTATTTTTTGGAGGATTAAAATATGGCATTATTAGGAACATACGGAGGTGCTGACGATGTCCGTATCTATCAAAACCGTATCCTAGCAGAACAAGCTGGAGCTTTAGTTCCAGAGGGTGGTGGCAAGACCATTTACCCAAAGCCAGTTGTAACAGAAATCCCTACTATCACCATCACTGATGATACTGTAGCTGGAGAGTTTATCTTAGACGTTAGTTCAGTAGGGGTAGTAAAAACTGATAAGCCTGTAGACTATGTAGAGGTTAGTTGGTTTGTATCTCAAGTAGGTACAGCCAACAGTAATAACACAGAGCTTACTGCCTTCGGTATTGACGAGAGTGTTTACACTATTAAAACTGCTGACTTTCCATCTTTAGTTAGACCTTGTGTACTTTATGCAAGAGTATCCCACACTATTGGGACGGAGTTTAACTTTACATATTCAGCTGGTAAACAAATCCCAGCAGTACCTGTAGCTGACCCTGTAGTACGTACAGCCTCTACTCGGACTACTCGTAAGGTGACAGCATGAGCTTAATTGGTACTTATGGTGGTGAAGACGATGTTCGTCTAGCACAGGCACGTATTACTGCTAATCAAGCTGGAGCTTTAGTAGGTGGAGGCTCTTCTGGTGACGCTACTGTAACAGTTAATGTAGGCCAGACTACCACAGTAGCCCCAGGCACTCCAGCTTCAGTAACCAATAGCGGTACAGATACTGATGCGGTATTCAACTTTAACATTCCAGCAGGATTTAATGGAGCTAAAGGAGACCCTGGTGAGCCTGGTATTCCTGGTGAGCCTGGCGCTGATGGTACTAATGGTCTAGATGCAGTACAAGGCCGTACATTGTACTCTTGGACTGGTTCTCAGGCTATCAATAGTAATACTACTTTAAACTTATGTACACTGGTAACTAAAGGTGTGGATGATGTAGGTACATCTATTGCTGCTGGCACTATCAAGATGGCTTCTAAAGGTGACGTACATAAACAGTTAACTATCCGTGTACGTGTAACTGGTACTATTGCAGGTAGTACGGCTACTGACCGTTTCTTTGAACTTACTTTACGTAGACCTGAAGCTACCCCGACAGCTGCTGGTGTTATCGATAATCAGAACGTAGTTAAGAAGTCAGGTTCAAACGTAGCTAACAACACTGTGAACTTTATTACTTGGTATAAAGGTGCTACAGACAAATTTGTAGTGGATGGTTGGCAAATATGGTTGGCGAATGGCGATGACGGTACATTGACCTTAACCTCTGTAGACTTTACATTACAAGCTTAAGGAGATATAATGGCTTTATTAGGAACTTATGGTGGGGCAGATGACGTTAGGGTACAAGCTAATCGATTAGGCGCTCCACAAGCAGGTGGTATTTATGGCGGTGGTGGTGAGGATTTAGTAGAAGTCTACATTACTAACCCTGAATGGGTTATTACTCAAACAGGTGCAAAAGCTTTTGAAGTAACAGGTGCAACTGGCGCATTAGATGATAATGTAACTGGGGGTACTTTAGCTTATGAAAACGAGGCTTGTGATAATGAAGCATACCATTGGTATTTAAATGGGGTTTATGTAAAAGGAACAGGTGGGGCAGGCTTAATTTCACCATCATACCCATTAGCCCCATTTAATGTACAAGTAGGTGACGTAGTACACTGTGTTCGATATGGTGTATCTTCAGTAACAGGTGATTTAATTCTATCCCCATGTGCGCCACTTATTGCAATAGCTATGTAACAGTAAGGTACTTTTTTAGTACCTTTAATTTTAATTTAACTTTTAGAGGTACTAAGAATGCAGCTTTTAGAAATGGTAAACAATATCCTTCCCCACTTGGGTGAAGCTCCAGTAACAAGTATAGATACAAGTAATCCCACAGTAAACCTTATTGTACGTAATATTGAAGACCAGCGAGTTAACATCCTTGCAGAAGGTTGGTGGTTTAATACTACAATAGTAGAACTACAAGCAGACGCTGAGGGTGAGCTTCGTACACCAATTAACTTAGCTGCTTACTACCCTACTGACTGTACACGTATTGAACCGCGTGGTAAGCTTATGTACGATTTAGATAACCGTACCTTTATCCATCCAGCTAATAAGAAATACCGTGGTCGATTAGTAGAGAATTTACAAGTAGAAGAGATGCCAACTTATGCAGCTCGTCTAGTTATGTACAGAGCAGCTACTGAATGCTACATGAAAGACTTTGGAGTGGATAGTACTACACAGGCTTTAACAGCACAGGCTGATACACAACAAGTCCTATTAACACAGGAACATCTACGCAAAGCTAAGCTAACTATGAATGGTAAGGCTTTGGCTCAATATCTATACAGTTTAAATACCTAAGGAGTAAGTATGTCCGTAGCTGATGGAAGTTTAGAAAGTATCCTAGGAGGTGTTTCAGAGCAGACACCAATGGCTAGGGTAAGTGGGCAGTTGGCTGTACAAACTAATATGCTCAGTGATGTTGTAACAGGTTTAAGACGTAGACCTGGTACTCGCTATAGAACACACGCAGAGGGTAGAGTAGCTTCTCGATTACACGTTAAGACTTTCTATGTAGAAGCTGGAGGTACTTTCTATACAGTAGTACTAAACTCAGCTACAGGTGCTTTACTACTATACGATAAAGATTATAATTTAGTATCTGAAACACAGAGTAACTATCTAGTAGCTCCAGGCGGTGTACGTACATTACGTACCACTACCCATGCAGGGGACATCTATGTACTCAATCCTATGCACCAATGTACCTTAGGTAGTCCTGACCCTACTAAACAAGACCCTGATACAACGGGTTTCTTTT